CCTCGCTGGTCACTAGGAATGTCAGCACTCCCACATCCGCAACCTCCCCCTTGGACTGTCTCCACCACACGCTTCCCCCGTCGAGGGCTGGTGCTTGTAGCCATTTGACTCCTCCCCAATCTGCTAGACGGAATGAATGATAATGACCCGAAACCAAAATGTCACAATCGCCTATTGCCTGACGCCCGAGAGTTTGGTCAGCAATCCATCTGCGAAGTTTTGCTTCGGGACTGCCCGAACTGCGAGCAAGGTGTCCATGAGTAATCCCAATAATCTTTCCATTAACTTCAACTGTAAGGCTCAACTCATCTGTTGGAATAGCAAAACGGATATGACCGTAGGCTTCAGGATTGGCTTGGAAAATTTCAGCAACGGACTCAACTAGGGCTACATCGTCATTGTCATTAAGAGTTGTAAAGGCTTTACCGTTCTTGCGGTTTTCACCATGGTTTCCACCAATCGCCGCGACGGTAATATTAGGGACAACCTTTGACCAGCGGATAAGAGCATCTCTTAGGAGACGACGAGCAATCTTTACTTGGTCTCTTCTATCGACTTCGACTGTAAAGGTCTGAATATCATAGTGACCGTCGCATCCCTCAACTAAATCACCTAGGCATAAAACGGTGATTGAATCAATCGGGCGACCTATCTTTTTTAATTCTTTAATTCTAAACTCAACATCATCAACTGCTTGGAGCCATCTACTAACTAAACCTTTTAGACCGTCGCCATCTTTTTTACCTGTCTGCCAATCTGCGGCACATACGACAAGGCTTGCCCCACCTGTAATTGGTTTGCGCTCGCGGGGTTTGTGTTTCTTTATCTCTTCGATTAAGGCTTCAATATCGGCAACTTCTTGTTTGCCTTTTCGAACTACTTTGCCCTTCCATTGGCGATTAAGAACTCCTAAAGTATCGCCCCACACATTGAAAAGAACTGGTTCTACTACTTGAAAATGCTCGGGGTCTAATCCCCACATTCGAAGAACTCCTGACCAATCGGGTGCGTTATCACCCTCCATTGGTTGAGTTGTTACAACTCCTTCTTCGCCTTGCCAAGTAACCCCAGGCAACCATTCTGCTTGTCTTTGACGAGGTTCAGTTTTTTGAACTGAATTCATCTCACTCGTCTTAAGCAGATTATCTAAAGCGTCATCAAGACTCATTCGGACACTTACACCCGTCTTTACCTAGAAGCCTTCGTCGATGCCTTCTAAGAACATCGCTAGAAGATACTTGAAGTCCGTAGGCTAACATAACCTCGCCAAGACGAGCAGAGTTTACTTTTTCATTCCGCATGATTTCATTAAGTTTAGAACGCAAAGGTTCATCCAATTTTGCAACTAATCTGCCGATTGAACAACCAGTCTGTTGTCTATCAAAACCAACTAAAGAATCTAAATCCCTAAAAAAATCATCCTGATTTATTTTTTGATTTACAACGAGGGCATCTGATACTCCACGGGCGCGTTGCACTTTCGAAGAGGAGCCTGTCACATTTCCAGCATCGTTGGAACTCATCGGTTGTTGCGTTTCTGCCATACGGGTCTACCACTCTCTCTTGCGGAGCCGTTGGCTCCTCGCTTACATTCTCACTAGGCATCGGAAATTCACCGAGATTAGTGGGCGGTACTTCGGGTCTACTCCTAACAAGTTTACTGAACCCATCGGTTCAATCCTCATAATATGCACCCCCGAGACGGTCTTTTCAAGCACCGACGCGAGCAACACGCGAATATTTTCTGCCTTATCTCTAGCGGTTGGATAGTCCTCTCGACCTGCTCTAGTAATAATTTGAAGCATTGGATAATCAATTTGAATACCGCCTGAACCCATAGTAAATGTTGGGGAACTTCCAGCGTTTTCATACACGGCTACGCAAGCATCGGGAGTTTCAGGAAGGGTTCCAAGAAAAATAGATGTGCCAAGGGTGCCTTGAGAAGCATGAGCGCCAAAAGCGCTTGCTGTGTTTTGTAGGTAATCTCCTACTGATTCAAGAATAGTTGGCATTAGCCCCTATGACCTTTCTCTATAATGTCCATAATTCTACCCTTAATGTTTTGTTGGATAGTGGACATTGCTTCCATGACTGGTTGCTCAAGGTACTTAGCCTGTGTCGGAGGCTTATGGTAGTTGCCAATAATCTCATGGACATAAAGAGCGTAAGACGCGGCGGGACCACCATAGAAAATATCTACAAAATAACCTTGGTTTCCCATTTGTGGGGCGGATACTCCGCCTGAGCCACGAAGAACACCTGTATCAACTGGGACAAGAATCTGAGATTTAGCAAAAATAACATTAGCCTCTTCCCATATTGCTTGGGCTATTGCTCTAGGGGTATCTTCTTTACCAGCCTTAAGAGCATTAACTAATTCTTTATCACCCTCTAAATCAAGTGTGAAAGACGCCTTTGCCATAATTACCGTCCAAATCTGATGACGGTGTGATGCGCTCCGTTTTCGTCTGCGATGTTATCTATGGCATTGATGGTAAAGGTGTCCGCCCCGACGACCATCCTATGAGCAACCGTGATTGATGTCGCGGGACCCTTGGTGATGAATCGTCCAATATCAACAACTTCGATTCCTTGAACATCTTTAGATTTAACTGTGTCATAAATTAAGCGACCTGTTACGGTCACATTTGTATTAGAGGCACCAAAGGTAGTTTTGTTGTACTTATCAACAGAAGCCTTTGGAGTAAAGACAACAGAGTCAGTCATGAACTCTGCTACTTTGTTATAGATAGCATCCATTGGCTACCCCTATTCAACTATACGATGGTCGTAGACATTGTTAGGGTTATCGTGAATACCAGCATAGAAGTCAGTATTGAAGTCATCAACAATTCTGTCATTTGTAGACTTCAGACCTTGGGCGTTTGCGAACGGACGAGGTGGTGATTTACGCATTTGTCTACGCAATAGACTTTCAGCCAAATCTTTGTAGTGCTGAATCTTTGACGAATAAGATTCTGAAACAGAGATGTCTCCGACGCTCTTAGAACTGCTATCGGCTAGACGGCTAAAACGAGCAATAAGGACTTCAGCCAACTCACGCGCCGCGCTGTAAGCATCTCCGCCCCACTCAGTAATTACATAGTTTAATTCTTCATCACTAAAAAGCGCATCTGTTGAAGTTGTATCGCTAATAAGAAAACGCACATAGTTACGGGTAGATGTACTTGGGTCACCCGAATAGGTAAATGTCATTACATTCCACCTAGCATAAGCATCTGAGTACGAGCAAGATTTAAGGCTGTTTTTACATTAACGGCATCGGTATCTGTTGCTTCAGAGGCATCGCCTAGACCTGTAATTTTGTAAGTACCAGCGGCGAGAGCGTTGCCTAAAGTAACGCTAGAAAGCGTTCCACCGTTTATTGCAGGTGAGGTCAAAGTCTTGTTGGTTAGGGTGTCGGTTGTAGCCCGTCCAACCAAAGTATCGGTTGCATCAGGAAGCGTGATTGTTCTGTCAGCCGTTGGGTCTGCAACTGTTAAAGTTGTTTCAAAACCATCATTAGTAGTACCTTCAAAAATGATGTCAGCGCCAGCACCAAGGGTTACTGTTGCAGTAAAATTTGGAGCGGACTTAAGAAGATAGTCGTCTAACTCAGTATCAATATCTGTTGCTAGATTAAGAAAGTCAGTATGGACGGCAGGGTTATCTCCCGCGGTTGGGTATCTAAGCCCTTTGCTTGTTGTTCCTGCCATTTGTTTATCCTTCCTTAGATATTCGTCTGAGAAACAGTAAAACCAGTAGGGGTTTTTGGGGTAAATTGATTGTTTACAACGGTCATATCGCCATCTACTAACGACCCACTTGTAGTGCTAGTTGTATAAGATGTAGCGGCATCTGTCATAGATGTAGTTGAATAAACAACCGACATACCACCAACAGTATAAGTCCCAGTCTTGCTTCCGTCACTTGGTAATTTTGCAATAAACAAATCTAAAGGGGCAGAACTTCCACTTGCTCCTCCATTAAAAACATGGTAAATATCATTATTTGAATCAATAGCCAATTCTTGCCCAAGTGTATAAGTACTTACCTGTAATGCTCTTTGCCATTGAAGAGTTCCACTTGAATTATATTTAGCAATTCCCGTTTGGTAAAGAGCATCGTTTGAATTGGTGCTGTAGTAACCTGAAAAATAAACATTATCACTAGAATCTACTACACAACCATACTGACCGATGGTGAACTGACTAGGCTGGTATAACCTTCTTTCCCATTGCAAAGTCCCACTTGAATTATATTTTCTTAATCCCCATCCGTAT